GAAGCTGTGGTGCTATCGACTTCGCCCGGATCTTCTCGTACCGACACGTACAACAACGGAACGGCTGGTGTTAGCGCCACGCTGACTTCTGTCGCTGCGGGTACGTTGGTCATTGACGGCACTGTCGCAACCTCGACGATCCGAGTGCTGATTCAGGACTGCTCTAATCCGATTGGTAACGGCGTGTATGTTGTTACGAATCCGGGCAGCACCGTTGCTCAGTACGTAATGACCCGCTCTTCGGATGCGGACACCTACATTGAGCAGTCAACAGTCGGTTTGGATGCGGGTAGCTACTTCTTCACGACTGGCGGCACAAATAACAAGGGCGCTGCTTGGGTTAACACCAATAGCGGAACCATCAGCTTCGGCTCGACGGCTATCACGTTCTCGCTCTTCAGCAACTCGCAGGTGTACACCGCTGGCAACGGGTTAAGCCTGACGGCGACGACGTTCTCGTTAGATACCCCGGTTAGTGTTCTGAATGGTGGTACGGGCCAGTCATCGGCTCCGACTAATGGCCAGTTGCTGATCGGTAACGGTTCAAACTACACGCTATCGGCTCTGACGGCGGGTACGGGGGTTTCGGTAACCAATGGCACCGGGTCGATCAGCATTGCTAATACGGCTCCGGACCAGACGGTTGTTCTGACGGGTGGCGGTGCTACTAGCGTTACGGGCACATACCCTAGCTTTACCATCAGCACCTCGGTTTCGGCTGGAACGGTTTCAAGCGTTGATGTCTCGGGCGGTATTACTGGACTGACCTTTAGCGGTGGACCGGTCACCAGCTCGGGTACGATTACGATGGCAGGGACGCTCGCCATCACCAACGGCGGCACGGGAGCTTCCACCCAGTCGGGTGCTAGAACTGCCCTCGGTTTGGGTACAATGGCCGTTCAAGATGCAAGCAGCGTTTCGATTACTGGTGGATCAATTGGAAGCAGTGTTCTCGTGAACCTGTCTAATTCCACGGGAACTATTAGCGGAGGCACCTACTAATGCCCACGATTCTCTTAAAGAAAAGCGACACCCCGAGTGCGGTTCCGACTACCGCTAACCTGACCAATTTGGCCGGTGGCGTCGAGGTCGCGGTTAATACTGCCGACAAGCGCATGTTCACCATGACGTCGGCCAGTGCGGTTGTGGAACTCGGCACGAACCCGTCTTCTATTACGATTACTAATGTAAACGGTGGCACGCCAACTAATGGCCAGTTGCTCATCGGTAATGGAACGGGGCTTACTCGTGCAACGCTAACAGCGGGTACTGGCATCTCGGTTACAAATGCTACCGGTAGCATCACGATTGCCGCGAGTGGTGGCGGTCTTCCGACTGTAACGGTGACGGCATCAACCGCGATTACGGCAGCGGCTAACTTCCACTATGTTTTAACTGCTGCAACTGCCGCAACAGTTACGCTTCCGGCTTCACCCACTATTAGTGATACGATTTACGTTACGGTTGCAAATGGGTTATCAACTAACGTAGTCGCTCGAAATGGAAAGCCTATTCAAGAAATTGCTGAGGACATGACACTTGACAATCCGTATGCTTCCGCGCAGTTGCGATTCACGAACAACACTGAAGGATGGATATTGGCATGAGCGCATTTAGTCAATTTACTGCTGGTAAATTAAAGTCTCAGGAATTCACCTCATCCGGCGCTTTTACTGTACCCGCTGGCATCACCTCTGTTTTGGTGACGATGTGCGGCGGTGGTGGAAGTGGGTTTGCTAACACTTCTTCTAATCCCGCACCGGGAGGAGGAGCTGGTGCTTACTGTATCAAACAAGCTGTTTCGGTTACTCCCGGCGCAAGTATTACCGTAACAATTGGCGCGGGTGGCACGGGAGTCGTAGCAAGTCCAAGTGCTGGCAACGACGGCGGATCAACGTCTTTTGGTTCTGTTTCCGTCTCCGGCGGTGGAGGAGGCGGCCGTGCGCTAAACAGTGTTAATACCGTGGTAGCCAGCAACTCTTATACGAGTGTAGGCGGCGCATCGGGGGGTGTTACCAATAATGGCGTGAACATGCCAGCCGGTTCTATTGGCGGCAAGGGAGGATTACCTAACCTTCAATGTAATGCCGGGGGCGGCGCTGGCGGGCTTTTTGGTGATGGAACTAATGGCGCTAATAACGCTAATTCATCGTCCGCTGGCGCAAATACTGGAGCCGGTAGTGGTGCCGCAGTTGATATCGCTTCAGGTGCTAGATCGTCTGGTAACGGCGGCTCAGGCCGCTGCATCGTGGAGTGGATGGCATGAGTAACGAAAATTTTTGCGCCATTATTGCTGATGGCAAAGTAAGCAACATTATTGTTGTCGAACCGAATTCTTCCATTTTGGCAAAGAATCCTGACTGGATTTTTATTGGTGAGAATCCGCAGAGAGTGGCAATTGGTTGGGGCTATGAAAACGGTTTGTTTATTGCGCCGCCGCCCCCTCCTCCCCCTGCTCCGACTTGGATCGTTACTAAAGTCGCCATGATCTCTCGGTTTACGCCAGAAGAATACGTTGGTGTAATTGGTGCGACCAAAACGGATGTTGAAGTACAAGCGTGGTATGACCTGTTCCAAGCGGCGAATGTTGTCGATCTTTCGGATCAGCGAACCATTGCGGGAATCAACTCGTTTGTCGGCAAGAACTTGTTAACGCAAGCTCGTGCTGATGAGATTCTTTCTACCCCAGCAAAAGACAACGAAAAGCCGTAGTCATGGAACTACAGATTCTTTTCAACATCGTTGTGGGTGTGGCGGCATTTTTTGGCGGATGGTCGCTTAACCAGATCACGCGCAGCATTGAGCGTTTGGATACAGACGTTCGCAATATGCCGTTGACGTATGTGACGCAATCGCATTATCAGCGCGATATTGATGAGATCAAGGACATGCTCGGCAAGATCTTCGACCGGTTAGAAACCAAGGCCGACAAATGAGCGAAGACATTGAGTTGTTCAAAGCCAAGGTTCAGGCTGAGTTAAATCGGCTTGAGGCTAATTCGTCTGCCAAGGATGTTGCGGGTAAGGCGATTGGCAAGGACGGACTCAAGTACATCACGATCATTGTCGTGATTGGCGTTGCATCTAGTTTGGTTCTTGATTCTGAGAAGATCGCAGCCGTTATGGGTTTGCTTGGCGCTTCGCTGACTGCTTTGATTTCCATGCTTAATGGTATTGCCGGGGCATCTGAGAAAGAAGAGAAGCCGGAGTTTGCTGTAATCAAGGAACTCATTGCCAAGCTTGATCGTCTAGATCGCAAAGAGATGCCGATGCGGGTGGATGTGGAAGGCGATCATGTGACCGTAACCAAGGGCGACGATGTGGTGAGGGCCTCCAAATGATGACGATGATTTCAACCTTTCTGTCTTTCCTTGCTGGTGGACTTCCCAAGATTTTGCAAATCTTCCAAGACCGGCAGGACAAGAAGCACGAGCTGGCTCTAGTCGCAGCCCAGAAGGAGCGTGAGTTGGCCTTGGCTGAGCGTGGCTTTATTGCTCAGGCTCGTGTTGAAGAGATCAAGTTAGAGCAGGTTCAGGTGCAGTCCGCAGCCGAGGAGCGCGTGGCTCTGTATCAGCACGACATGGAAATCGGCAAAGGCGCATCGCAGTGGATGATCAATCTACGGGCTTCGGTTCGTCCGGTCGTTACCTACATCTTTGTGCTGGAGCTGGTCGCCATCAACATCGCTGGTGTGTGGTACGCCTACAACACAGGTGTGCCGTTCGCTCAAGCAATGGCAGAAGTGTTCTCGGATGACGAGATGGCAATACTTGCCTCCATCATTGCGTTCCATTTTGGCGGCAGAGCGTTCTCGCAGAAGTGAAAGTAAGTCCTGAGCTTATTAAACTTGTGAAATGCCACGAGGGTGTCCGAACCCGCCCGTACCAATGTCCGGCGTTAATCTGGAGCGTGGGGGTGGGTCACGTAATAGATCCTGCTCACTTGGCGGTGAAGTATGAGGAGCGCCGGAATCTACCGATACCCGAGGGATGGGACCGGGTTCTCACGATGGACGAGGTGGACCGGATACTTTCTCAAGACCTTGGCCGGTTTGAGCGTGGTGTGGTTCGACTTTGCCCTGCTGCTGTTGGCCGTCAGGGAGTCTTTGATGCTCTCGTATCTTTTGCCTTCAACGTGGGCCTCGGCAATCTCCAACGCTCTTCCCTTCGGATGAAGACCAATCGGGGTGAGTTTGAAGAGGCGGCGGAAGAGTTTATGAAGTGGACTAAGGCGGGGGGTCGGGTACTCCCCGGTCTTGTCAAGCGCCGTCAGGATGAGCAGAGGCTATATTTGTCTTAATTAGGGTATAATCGTGCCCAAATAGTCTTGCCCGACTGGTAAGACGCGGGACTAAGGAGAGGTGTATGCCTGCGTCGATGACATTTACCAGTTTGCAAGTGGACATCCGGAACTACCTTGAAAGAGGTGGTGCGACGGACCCTATTGTTTATGAGCAGATCCCCCGGCTGATCACCCTGGCCGAGCGGCGGATTGCGCGTGAACTCAAGATTCAGGGTTTCCAGACGGTGGTCAATACCACCATGCAATCTGGGGTAGCGGTCTACGCCAAGCCGGATCGTTGGCGCGACACCATCAGCATCAACTTTGGCACCGGGACGAACAACAACGTCCACACGCCGGTCTTCCCGCGCTCTTACGAATACGTCCGTAGCTACTGGCCGAACGAGACAACGACCGGTCAGCCGCTCTTTTACGCCGATTACGATTACAAGCACTGGATCTTCGTGCCGACCCCGGCTGCGGATTACCCGATGGAGATCCTGTACTACGAACTGCCGCCGCTGTTGGACGACACGAACCAGACCAACTGGCTG